GAATTTTGGTAAGAAATTTGGATATATTAAAACATTTCCTCCTTACAATAGAAGAAGATGGTTTACTAACTGGTATCCAAAGATATGGGCACATAAATCATCTTTTATGGAACTTGGTAGTATTGAGCGAGCATCAAAGAATACACCTATACAAGGAGCTAGTGCTGATATGACTAAGCGTGCTTTAGTATTAATGAGAAATCATATTAAAGATTTTAACATGCCTGTTAAATTAGTTATGACTGTTCATGATCAAATTGATACGATCTGTAAAGATGATTATATAGAACAATGGAAAGATTATATGAGAATTATAATGGAAGTAGCTGCTAAAGAGATAGTAACTAATGGCCTGCTAAAGGCTGAAGTAACAGTAAATAATTGTTGGACTAAATAATAAAATTATGAATGAAGATGTAAGGGCTTGGGTACAAGAGTTAAAAGAAATAGAAGAAATAAACAGAAACCAAAGATTAAATCTAATAGAATTGGATGCATATTTTAAATATAGTGGGGAAGTAGAAGAATATAAAGAAGAATATAAATGGGAAAAGAATACAAATATTCAAGAAAGAGCAAAGAGTGATAATCCTATTATACAATTTTATTTTGATAATTGTACTAAATATACTATTAAAGAAATGTCAAAGAAATTGAAAATAGGAGAAGGTACTGTTAGATACGTTTTAAGTAAGCATTTTAATAATAAAAAAATTGAAAAATGGAAAAAACATTAAAAATGAAAAGTGTAAATAAAATAAAAGATAGAGAACAAAAGAAAGCTCTAAATGCTTGGGCTAAAGCTGGTTTCTGTGGCTCTGTAATCGCAGGAACTGGTTTTGGTAAGTCTAGAATTGCTGTATTAGCAATAGATCATATATTAAAGCAAAATAGCAGAAGTAATAAGAAATCTGCTTTAATATTGGTCCCTACAGTACAATTACAAGATCAGTTTCGTGAAGAGTTTTCTAAATGGAATTTAGCCAATTATTTGGACAGAGTTGAGATTCTATGTTATCAAAGTGCTTATAAATTGATAGGATATCATTATGATATAGTTGTATGTGACGAAATACATTTAGGGCTATCTCCTGAATATTGTAAATTCTTTAAAAACAATATATATGATAGTTTATTATGTATGACTGCAACATTACCTGAAGAAGAAGAATATAAAAATTTACTTATGAAAATTGCTCCTGTAATTTATAAAATAAGTTTAGATGAGTGTGTTTCTTTAGGAATTGTTGCCCCATATGTAATTGAATGTGTTCCAATTAAGTTAACTCCTATTGAACAAAGTGATTATAAATATGTAAATAATAATTTTATTAAATGGAAATATGCTTTAGGACAATTTGATGCGTTTGATAATGCTAAATTAATTATGGCAAACACAGATGCAAGTGCTCAAGATAAACAAGCAGCTGCATTATTTTATAAAGCTATAAGAGATAGAAAATCTATTGTTGATTTTGCTGCAAATAAAGTAACTAAATTTCAAAAATTAGTTTTAACTAATTTAGATAAAAAAATATTAGTATTTAGTGGAGCTAATGATTTTACAGATAAATTATGTAAAGCAGCTTTTCCTCTTGCACGAGCATATCATAGTGGTAAAACTAAGAAACAAAAAGAAATTGCATTACAAAAATTTAGAGATAACGATATAAATGTGTTATGCTCTACAAAAGCTTTAAATCAAGGATTAGACATACCTGATGCTAATATGGGGATTATATGTGGCTTAACCAGTAAATCTTTATCTATGATTCAAAGAGTTGGGAGACTATTAAGATTTCAAGAAGATAAAATAGGAAAAATTATTATTCTTTATGTTAAAGATAGTCAAGAAGAAAAATGGCTGAAACAATCTGTAAAAGATTTAAATAATGTTATCTGGAAATAATTATCATTAAAATTTGTATATCGTTATAAAATTTATTATATTTGTAAAAGATTTAAAAATAATTATAACAAATTTTTTTATACTTATTAATTATGAAAATAGATATAGATTTCGAAATGTTAAAGCAAACCGGCATATCTGCTGATGATTTTATTTATTTGTATCTTTTACATAGAGAAGAAATTAATTATTTAAACAATCTTAATCTTAGACCAAATTTAGAAAATTTACAAGAAAAAGGTTACATTAAGCTTGGTGAAACAGCTGATAATCATATCATTAGACAAGAGTTTATAGACCTCTTTTCATCTGATTTTGAACAGATGTTCGCCGAGCTTATTAGTACCTATCCTATGAAAGTAAATTCTCCTGATAGAGGTGTTAGAATATTACATGCTAAGGATCCAGATGCTCAAGCAAATCTTAAATCAAAATTAAGATATCGAAAAATTATAGGAACAAAAGTTTATAAACATAAACATATAATAGAGTGTTTAAATAAACAATTGTTAATAGAAAGAAATAGTCTTTCTTATTTTCAAAATTTAGAGACTTGGATTAATAACCATACTTGGGAAAAGTATGAAAACTTAGATGAACATGACACAGGAGAAACTACCACAAGGATTACAAGATCCCTTTAAACAAAAAGGTTTTAAAACTATTTCACAATCAGTTACAACTTCGTTAAATGAAGTTAAAACTGCAATGTTAGGAAATAGACGTATTTATCCTACAAAATGGGAAAGATTAAATAAAAATTTACTAGGAGGTTTACAACCTGGTAAAATGTATGTAATTGCTGGGAGACCTGGCGTAGGTAAGTCAGCATTTAGTAATCAAATGATTTTCGATGTATTAGATAATAATGAAAATAAAAATTTACTTGTTTTATATTGGAGTTTTGAAATGCCTGGCTATCAACAGATACTTAGAGCCGGCTCAAAAGATATAAAAAAGGAAGTAAGTGAACTGTTATCAGTAGAAAATAAATTAAGTATTGAAGATTATAAAAAATATAAGGAAAAAGTTTCTAGATATATGAAATATCCTATGTATTTTAATAATATACCTAGAAATATGGAATTTATTAAAGAAACTAACGTACTTGTTACAAATAAAAAACCAGATTGTACTATTATAAATGTATTTGATCATTCAAGATTAGTTTTAAGTGATAAAGAACAAGAACTTCAAAAGTTAAATGATATAAGTAAAGGATGTATGTGGCTTCAAGCTAAAATGGGAGTTATAAATATTTTATTATCTCAACTTAATAGAAACATAGAACAAGAATATAGAGCCAAAGCACAGTATCAACCATTATTAACAGATTTATTTGGTGGTGATAGTATTGGACAAGATGCTCATGTTGTAATGATGTTACAACGCCCCAATGATTTGTATGGAATTACAGATCTATATTGTAATGAAGATCCAGTAGGATTATTAGCTACTCATGTAGAAAAAAATAGAGATGGACTACTTGGAATGATAGCATTTGAAGCTGAGATGTCAACATTTACTATTAATGAAAGAAAAAAATAAAAATTATGAAAAAATTAACAAAAAGACAAAGAGTAATTGAAATTTGTAAAAATTTAACTCAAACTATTGATAGAATGAAAGGTACTATTATAGAACATAAAAATGAGGTATTTGAAATACCAAGAGCTAATAAAAGTGCATTAATTAAATTAAGGCAAGAAAAAATAAATAAATATAAAATTACACAAAAAGAAATAAATGATTGTGTAGTTAGAATAAAATACTTATAATTATGGAATATACCAATTTACTAGAACCATTAGGAGTGATAGGAATTTCTTTTTTAATAGGAGCTTTTTTTGGAGCATATTGGATGTTTTTAATAATGTATAAAACAGAAAAAAAATTAAATAAAGAATTAGATGTAAAAAATAAATTATTAAAAACTTATGAGGATAGATATGAAGATGATGGATATGAAGCATACTAAAAAATAATTAAATATGAATTATAATAGTAAAAAAATAAGGGGTAAAATCCTTAAAGAGACTGATAAAGGCATTTTATTTTTAGTTAAAGCTAATGTCAGATGGAAAGACAGGCCTAATTCTTTATGGTTTCCTAAAGATGTCGTAACAAATGTAAAACTTAGAGGAACTGAAGATGAAGTAAAAAAGTATGGATCTAGATCCGCCACATTATATGTAAAAGATTCATACATAAGTATTCTTAAACATCAATTTAAAATATAATAAAAATGGAATTACCAACAACAAAGGTAAAGGCTAGCCGTAAATCGCCTAGAAATATGATAATATATGGTCCCCCAAAAATTGGTAAGACTACAATATTATCTCAATTAGACAATTGTTTAATTATAGATTTAGAGAATGGATCAGATATGGTAGATGCTTTAAAAGTTAAAGTAAATAGTTTAAAAGAATTAACTGATTTAGGGAGGGAGATAATTAAACAAGGAAAACCTTATAAATATATTGCTATTGACACTATATCTAAACTAGAAGAATGGTGTGAAGGAGAAGCTAAAAGAATATATCAATTAACCGCTATGGGTAAAAACTTTGATAAAAATAAAGAAGGTTTATCAATATTATCATTGCCAAATGGTGGAGGTTATTTATATTTACGCCTCGCATATAAAAAATGGATAGACAGATTAAATTTATTAGCGGATAGAATAATATTAGTAGGGCATTTAAGAGATAAAATGCTTGAAAAGAAAGGTAAAGAAGTTTCTGTAAAAGATCTTGATTTAACAGGTAAGATTAAACAAATGACCTGTTCTAGCACAGATGCTATAGGTTATGTATATAGAGAAGGAGAAGAAACTATGATTTCTTTTAATTCTTTAGAAGATATAACTGCAGGAACTAGATGTGAACATTTAAAGGGTAAGACCATGCCTATGAATTGGTCAGAAATATATATAGATTAAACACAAAAAAATGATTGAAATGAAAAAAAATGTAACACCAGGGAAAACCCCTGCAGAAATTTCTGTCTCAATGATCGATCAAGATCTTAAAGACGGAATTAGTAAGCCAGAGATGGCAACTAAGTATGGTATTAAACCATGGGAAGTAGATGAAATGTTTAAACATCCTCTTCTTAAAGGTAGAAGACCTAGTAGAAAGAAAACTTTATCTTTTAGTTTTGTAGATGATATGACTGAAGGAAATGATGAATTAATAGATGAAACCACACTTGAAGATAAACAATTTGAAAAAGCTTTAGATTCTCCTATAAATGAAAATGGAGAAACATTAAGACAAACTTTAGTAGATCCTAATCAAGTAACTTTAGAAGATGCTATAGACGAAGCTCTTGAAACAGTTGAAGAAGTTAAAGATCAAATGCAAGAAACACAAGAAGCGATTCTAGATATGTTGAGTCCTACGGAATATGAAACTCCTGAAGAAACTTTATTAAAAGCTGCACAAGATACAGAAAATGAAGTTATCGAGGAATTAAATCTAGAAGAGGAAGAAGATGGAACCTTTGAATTATAAATTATTAATTATTAAAAACTAAATAAAATGGCAGTAAAAAGTAATGCAAGCACTGAAGAGGTGCTAGGGTCGATTAAAACATATTCAGGCCTTACAAATGTTAATGTTATAGCAATTAATCCCACAATGGAAGAATTACATGCTATAGATATTAAAGTTAAATCTGAACCTGTTTATAATATAAATATGGGAGATGAAGATTATTTTAAATTAACTTTTTGGTTAAGAAATCAAGATGGTAATTTTAGAATGGAAATTCTTACACAAAATAAACCAAGAGTTTCTCAAACGGGTAAGAACCAATGGATAAATAATATTGGGCAGTCTACTTGGTCTAATGACGCTCCTACATATGAGTGGTGGAAAACTGAAGGTCAAAGAAAAGCTTATACAGGAGAAGAAACTCTTATTAATTTTACTAAAGCTTGGGCTAATGTAGCTTCTGGTGATGAAGTATCATTTGATACTATATCATCTATAGTTAAAGGAGATACAGGAGAAATTAAAGCATTAATGGACGTATTAACTACAAATGAAGTTAGAGTTCTGATTGGTGTTAAAGATGATAAATATCAACAAGTATATACTAAGTATTTTGGTAGAGTAAAACCTCAAAGAGATGATTTCTTTGTTAAAGCTTTAAATGATGATTATGGATCATTTAATGCTGATTTTAATGCTGATCTACAATGGGGAGAGCACAAACCAACTATGGATTTAATTACTCCTGATACTAATGGGGAATTAAAAGAAAATGAGGATTGGGTTTCTGATAAAAATACAGAACCAGCTCATCAAGCAGCGGCTGATGAGGATCTCCCATTCTAATGGCTGTTCGCGGTAGGAGCAGCGAAGATTATTTACATACAGATGTCATACTTAGTAAAATTACTGAGTATGACATTTTTGTATATTATTGTCCTAGCTTTGAGAAATTCGGTAAAAAATTTTGTAGTGAACTAAGAGAGGATAAATCTCCAACAGCTCATATAATACCATGGAATGGTAAACTGCTTTATAAAGATTTTGGAAATTCTGAGCATACATTTGATTGTTTCAATTATATAAAAGAAAAATATAATTGTTCTTTTATTGATGCTTTGCGAATAATAGATTGTGATTTTAATTTAAAATTAAGTTCTAATAAAGAAGCTATTCAGTTTACTATGGGGTGTATGGCTTATAAACAGAAAAATCCAGTTTTACAATTTAAACCTGTAATTATTAGGAAGAAAAAAAGAAACTGGAATAAACAAGATGCGACTTTTTGGCGAAAATATTTGGTTGATATAAAAACATTAACTAACTTTGCTGTCGAACCAATAAGTCATTACTGGATAAATGAAAACAGATTTAGCTGTAAGTCAATAACTTATGCTTTTAAATTCAATAATCGATATAAAATCTATTCTCCGTACGAACATAAAAATAAGTGGTTGAGTAATACTAAGAAAACAGACATTCAAGGTTACTCACAACTTC